GAAACTCGGGAACGACGTGAAACTCGGGAACGACGTGACACTCGGGTACGGCGTGACACTCGGGAACGACGTGACACTCGGAAACTGGGTGACACTCGGGAACGACGTGACACTCGGGTACGGCGTGACACTCGGGAACGACGTGACACTCGGAAACTGGGTGACACTCGGGAACGGTATGAAACTCGGGGATGGCGTGACTTTTGACGAAACGCCGTTGCAAATTCAATGTCATCCTTACCTTGTCTACCCTTTTTCTAAAACTGAAATTGGAGTTGGATGTATCGTCCACGAAATTGATTACTGGATCAAATCAGATATCCCAGAAGAACTAGCAGCACATCCTGAGTGCTTGCCGTGGGATGCATATAAGAAGGCAATCATCATGCTGGCGGAATGGATGGCCCAGTGCTGCTTGCCAGTGACGCCGTTTGGTCTTGATCAAATCAAAGGAGATCTACACCATGAAAATTGAAGAAATTTATTTGATTATCCCCGATAAAGACGGTTGGCGTCGTCTCCCTAATGGGAACAACGTGACACTCGGAAACTGGGTGATACTCGGGAACGACGTGAAACTCGGGAACGACGTGACACTCGGGAACCGGGTGACACTCGGGAACGACGTGAAACTCGGGAACGACGTGACACTCGGGTACGGCGTGACACTCGGGAACGACGTGACACTCGGAAACTGGGTGACACTCGGGAATCGCGTGACCCTCGGGAACGACGTGAAACTCGGGAACGGCGTGAAACTCAGGAACTGGGTGACACTCGGGAACGGTATGAAACTCGGGGATGGCGTGACTTTTGACGAAACGCCGTTGCAAATTCAATGTCATCCTTACCTTGTCTACCCTTTTTCCAAAACTGAAATTGGAGTTGGATGTGTAATCCACGAAATTGATTATTGGCTCAAGTCTGGTATTCCAGAAGAACTAGCAGCACATCCTGAGTGCTTGCTGTGGGATGCATATAAGAAGGCAATCATCATGCTGGCGGAATGGATGGGGCACCCTGCGCCTTACAAACGAGCGCTTACAATCCATAAGGAGATAATAATATGAACCGAAACGGTTTCAAGTTGTTCAATGACAAGGACCCGTTCTATTCTTGGCACGCTACGATTGAAGATGCTCTCAAACGTCGAGAAATCGAACGCATTCTGTTCAACAATGAATATGATATGGCATATTGTACTCTAGAAGAGCACGAGCAGTTTGTCAATGCTCCGGAGTTACAGTATGCTTAGAGCAATTCTGTTCTTCTCTCTTTGCTCAAACCCTTTGTCGTTCTTTGTTGGCTATCTTCCTCTGCCGAGCCCTAAGCCTGAGGATTGCATCATTGTGCCGCTGGATAATCCCAAGCCGAGTCAAGTTGTAGAGTTAAATCTGATTGTCAGGATCTAGGAGAGCACTATGACACGTTGGCTTACCTGTCTACATTGTAACAAGCAACGCAAATTCGAAGTAGCTAGCAATCTGTGCAAGTGGTGGCGTTGTCTGCGGTGCGGCAAGATCCGCAAAGCTCTCTAGTGATGGACATAGTACGGCACTCGCTGGCCGGGAATAGCGGGACACAATCAGAATGGAAGGCCTAACATGTGGAACATTACCGCAATTAAACACGCCAACAAAACAGCCGGGAAGCACTACTTCGAGCCCGGCACAATGCAGTTTTTCGACTCGCGCGTGCTGTCGTATGTATATCAAGGGCCGGGCGGCGTGTACTTTGTGACCAGTGAGCAGTTTCACGGCTCCACTGGCAGCAAGCCGCGTGCGTTCACGGTGCGCCGATTCAATCCTGAGACGGCGGCCATTGACACATTCGGGCCATTTAATGAATTGACGCGGGAGCGTGCGCAGAGAATTGCTAGGATTGCTGCACACTCGAAAAATCTCTTGACAAAACACGTTTGAGTGTGATATTTTTCCAACGAAAAGAAAGGTAAAGAAAAATGAATAAAATTTCAAATGGCTTTCACCAGCATCCGAACGGCGGAGGTTTAGTTGCCGATACAGCGCGTGTAAATGATTCGGCTTACGTCGGACCTTATGCTCAGGTGTCCGACAATGCTCAGGTGTTCGGCAAGGCTCAGGTGTACGGCAATGCTCGGGTGTACGACGACGCTCAGGTGTTCGGCAAGGCTCAGGTGTACGGCAATGCTCAGGTGTCCGGCGACGCTCGGGTGTCCGGCGGCGCTCGGGTGTCCGGCGGCGCTCGGGTGTCCGGCGACGCTTGGGTGTCCGGCGGCACCTGGGTCTCTTCTCCACTCTACATCCAAGGCACAAAGCATTCTCTAACAAACTCAAAATACGGTTACATTAAAATTGGTTGCCATGAACAAACCTTTGAATACTGGCGGAAACACTACAAGGCAATCGGACGCAAGGAAGGCTACACAAAAGAAGAAATTAAACAGTATGGTCATTTAATTCAAATATGCGCAAAGATGGGAAAGTAACATTACGGAGGAAACGGCAATGAAAAATAAAAAGAAAGAACAGAACGTGGTTGTGTTCGTGGAAGGTGGCATCGTACAGACGGTGTTGCGCCCGAACGCTCGAACAAAGAAAGGCTACACGTTCGTGGACTACGAGATTGTGGACTATGACGTGTTTCAGAATAGCGATACAGATACTGCGGAGATGTGGGATGCATTCTCTTCCGAGTTGAAGTACTACTTCAAAACTCGTCTGAAGCATGAGTACCGCAAGTTTCAAAAAGCAGTCACAGGAAATGCTTGAAGGATTCAAGCAGGAAGGAACAGCATGAAGTTATATCTCTTAACATTCAAATGGAATCATCGTAAGTTCGGTCCCACGTATACACCTATCAAGCAGCAGGCATCAAATCTACCGCTAGGCTTGAAGCGTGGCAGTCAGCAATTTCTCAAGAGCATCACCAGGAAGGAACGCTTTGACGTGAATAAGGGGGGAGTCAAGGTAGAAATAATCTGCGCAGGCAAAGTCGAGATTGAAGGAAAGGCGGCACAGACGGAAAGTTCATTCAGTACACCGCTAAAGGTAAGGGCGGCAAACCCAATCTCGGGCGCATGCAGTGGCGACCAAAATATGTAAGTACGTGGTCGATAGCTTATCCGACAGGAAGGATTTCATAATGACACCACAAGAACTTGCGGCTCTGCCTAAAGGCACCCGCATTAAGCTGGACCTGAAACCTGACATCGGCTTTGACTACGGCACTATCGTACAGACCGGTGCCGTGTGTCACATCAAGTGGGAACCCGAGATTGATGGCACCGAAGGGCCCACGTCCATTATCCATACTGAAGCCCAAAAGTGGGGTTTGTTCATATCAGACACAAGTCTTGCAGCCGACTGAGTTCATTTTCAAACAAGCGAGAAGTATGACATTCTTGAAATTGAGACTTCCGAAGAGGAGAAAAGTGATGAAAACTGAAGAAATTTATTCGATTATCCCCGATAAAGACGGTTGGCGTCGTCTCCCTAATGGGAGACACGTGAAACTCGGGAACTGGGTGACACTCGGGGACTACGTGACACTCGGGGACAGCGTGAAACTCGGGGACGGCGTGAAACTCGGGAACTGGGTGACACTCGGGAACAACGTGACACTCGGGGATGGCGCGAAACTCGGGTATGGCGCGACACTCGGGAACTGGGTGACACTCGGGAACGACGTGAAACTCGGGAACGACGTGAAACTCGGGAACTGGGTGACACTCGGAAACTGGGTGACACTCGGGGACGGCGTGTCTTTCGACAAAACACCTTTGCAAATTCAATGTCACCCACATCTTGTCTACCCTTTTTCCAAAACTCAAATTGGCGTTGGATGTATCGTCCACGAAATTGATTACTGGCTAAAGTCGGATGCCCCGAAAGAGTTGGCGGCACACCCGGAATGTCTGCCGTGGGAGACATACAAGAATGCAATCATCTTGCTAGCGAAATGGATGGCCCAGTGCTCTCACTAATTCACAGAATCGTTTACGGACCCAAAGTTCTTATAACGCTGGATATTCCAATGATGGCGAACTGCGCGTATTGCAAAAACTGTGTCAGCATGCGTATGGCGAATCGCTTGACTGTGCATCTGATTGACGACCATAAACTGTTTGACGAAGAAGCTTATGAAACAGTTAATTGGGTGTTCGCGAGACTAAGAGATCATTTGAAAGGAAAGTCTTGAATCTCGCGCTCGAAGGAGGAAGCATGATCGAACGAATCTTGTCCAACCTGTTTCCACCTAGACTGACGAATTTGAATCCGGTTGATGATTTGAAGGATACTCTTGAATATAAGTATCGTATCTCTCGCAGAGGTTTTGAACCAAACCCGGCCATGACATATGGTGGCCGGGTGGTAAGCATCAGAGAACATGAGTCGAAACTATCGTTTAGAGAGCACAGAAGGGAGATATATGAATACAAATAAACGTATTTTTGTGATGTTGTTTGCTTCTGCTCTTGTAGCATCGGGATGTAGATTAAGCCAAACTCCGGCCGTAGAAAATAAAGCAGAACTGAACAATATGTCTAACAAAAAATTGAAGCTTTGGTATGAAGCCTTCAATGACAACTATTTTGACAGCAAGCTGCCGGTAAATACCAGCGTCCGATGGGGAAATTTATCCCAAGAGCAAGCCGCAGGACAAACCACTAAGCACGATGACGGATCTTTTTCTATCGTTATAGATGTGCGTTTAAATCCATCAGATAGCACCGCAGCTATGACTTTGGCCCACGAAGAGTGCCATGTGGCCACGTGGGAAAAAGCCAACGGCATCGGTAGTCACGGCGTTGTATTTGAGTCTTGTATGAAGGGCTTAGCCGCCAAAGGCGCATTTGAAGGTATTTGGTAGAAAGGAATAAATTGAGAATCATTTGGCAAAACAATCGCTTTGAAGTGGAAGGAAAGGATACGTATGACCACAGGGAAACGCTCAAAATTCACGGCTTCAAATGGGATTCAGATAAGAAAATTTGGTATTGCCTGCCAGAAAATCAGCGACTTGCTGGCCTTCGGCCACTGGCTCCATCAATCACTCAAGAAGCTAAAGCCAAGTACGATGATCTTGAGTCTGCGAGGCAAGAAAGCATAGCCGCTTCTCACGCGACGGATGCCGATGTTGATATTCCGAGTCCCCGTGGGTTACACTATTTAGGATATCAAAAAGCTGGCATTCTTTTTGCTTTGAAAATATTTGGTAACGTGTTATAATAATTCTGGAAAAAGGAAGTGACACCAGCCAGTCTTGATTGAATAAAGGCGGTTGGCGCCGTCTCCCATTAGGGAGACGCGTGAAACTCGGGGACTACGCGACACTCGGGAACTGGGTGACACTCGGGAACCACAGGACAGGAGGCCATATAATGAAACAACTTCAAGACAGGCGAACCCATCTTGTTGGCGGTGTTTTAATCGCTGACGAGATGGGGCTTTGACTAGGCAAAACTATTCAAGCGATAGGAATAGCAAACGCCTGCTTAAACATACGAAAAGTTCTTGTAGTCTGTCCAGCCTCTTTGAAGTTGAACTGGAAGAAAGAGTGGACGAAGTGGGATACAAAAAATTTACGTGTTGAAGTTGTGCAGCCCGGTAAGAAAAATTTCCCGTCCGCGGACGTAGTCATAATAAATTATGACGTGTTGAAAAAATACAGAGAAGAATTGCGATCCGTTTCGTGGAACCTAGCTATTTTTGATGAAGCTCACATGCTAAAAGAGATGAAGACAGGCCGAACGAAAGAAGTCTTCGGCCAAAAGAAACAAGGTTTTTCTCCTATACCAGCAAAAAGATATCTCTTTTTGACGGGCACTCCAATAGTTAATCGTCCGAAAGAGTTATTTCCTATTCTCCAGGCGATCGATCCTACAGGTTTAGGAAAGAATTTCATGGCCTACGCGCTCCGCTATTGCGGCGCCTACAAGCACAAATTCGGTTGGGACTTCAATGGTGCGACACATCTAGATGAACTCCAAGAAATCTTGCGCTCCAAGTTCATGATTCGAAGGTTAAAGTCAGACGTGCTCAAAGAGCTCCCACCCAAGCGCCGGCAAGTACTGATTCTAGAATGTGGCACAGCGATTAAAGAAATTCTTGAAAAGGAAAAGCAAGTTTATGACGATTACTCACAGACTCTCAAAGACGGGGACTTTGAGTCACCCGCGTTCGCTGATATGTCCCGTGTGCGAAAAGAAGTTGCCATTGCTAAAACCCCATTCATCGTGGATCACATTAAAGAAGTTCTTGAAGAGCAAAATAAAATTTGCTTGTTTGTCCACCATCACGAAGTCGTTGATGCTTTGCGCGCTGCCTTTGGGGCTTCTTGCGTTATTATTGATGGTCGCACTAAGAACGAAGATCGGCAGGCGGCTGTTGACAGATTCCAGACGGACGAAACTTGCAAAGTTTTCATTGGCACTATACGAGCAGCTGGTGTCGGAATCACGCTCACTGCTTCTTCCACTGTTATCTTCGGCGAATTGGACTGGGTCCCAGGCAACGTCACCCAGGCCGAAGACAGATGCCACCGCATCGGGCAAACAGGCACAGTATTTGTCCGTCACCTCGTGCTAGAGGGCTCCCTGGATGAGCGCATGGCTCAGATCATCGTAGACAAGCAGGCTGTGATTGACAAGGCTCTTGACGCCAAGATGTTTTACTCTCAAGCTCGGAGGCTGAAGAATGTCTAAACATTTCCAGTTAATTGGTATCTGGATTCATGCCAGCTGCCAGCATTGTTACAATGACTTCGTTCGAGCGGGCTGTCGAGTTATTTATGTAGGCTGCGCTACAGGTCACGTCGGGCGCAAAAATGCTTGATGCCGTATTGACAATACTCGCCGTTTGTGTTATGATCTGGGTGTTCGTTGATGATCTTGCGGAAGGACAGTTCAAAATACATGAGCCAAAATAAGAACGCCTGTTGCGCTCGGTGCACCAAGCCAATGGTTGGTAAGATTGAGAAGATCGGGCGGATTTCGGTAAACGTGTGCGCAGAGTTTGCCGACGTCATTATTCGCATTGGAAGTCCGCTCTGTACCGTGGCCAAGGTACGTACCATGGCCGTGTTATATAAGTGACTGTCAGTCGAACCCGCGCCTTAAGGAGAAAACATGGCACAACTTTCGTCGGCATCAAAAAAGAGGCATGATCTGCGAAAGAATCCTGCGTCCCGGGAGTTCTTTGAGAAGCAGCGCCACGAACAAAACATGAAGCGACCGAAGCAACAGTTTGTCGGCGGCGAGACCGTAGCTGAAGGCGGCTATTGGAAGAGGGAAGCATGAAATATTTAAAAAGATTTGGTTTAGGCCTACTGGAGAACCTTCGGTGAATTTCGCAGAGCAATCTGTTGTCGGAAAAATGAGTCTAACTATTGCTGAACAGTCGGCTGTCTTTTTACAGTGGATCGCTGAAAGAAAACGAAATCCAGCCAAACCTGCTACAGTTCGCGCATATGCTGGATATGTGCGCAACTGGATAACGCCAATGGCCGGTCATAATTCTCTAGAAGAGTTCAACAACAAAAGCATGCGAGACTTGGTTAACAATCTCGTGGCCGCAGGTTTAGGGCCTAAAACCGTTAGTGAGATAATTACCACAACTAAGCAAATTGTGCTGTCGGCTATGACCCAGGACGGTGAGCCCATGTATCCAAGAACATGGAATGATAGTTTTATTGATCTTCCGCCCATAGGAAAACAGAAGCAACCAACAGTAACTAAAGAGCAGCTAAAAGAGGCTCTTTCCTCAAAAGAAAAGCATCGCGGGTTCTATGCGTTCCTGGCAGGTACCGGTCTTCGCATTGGGGAGGCTCTAGCCGTGCGATACGGCGATGACGGTCTTCACACCTGTTGGGACCCCAATCGTGCTGTGGTGCACGTCCGGACGAGCCTGTGGCAGCGCAAGGAGCAACTTCCCAAGACGCTCACGGCAATCCGGGAGGTCAACCTGGACCCTCGCCTCAATGCTATGCTTTGTAAAGTACCCTGGCCAGCGATCGCCGGGACAGGAGAGTTTCTGTTCAAGAGCCGTAGCGGCGGGCCTCTATGGGAGTCCAGCCTGCGTACGTATAGCCTCAGCAAACTTGGCATCAAGGGCTTCCACGCCTTCCGGCGCTATCGCATTACCCGACTACGGGAACTTGGCACGCCTGAGGACATTCTGCGGTATTGGGTGGGACATGCTGGCAGCGGCATAACAGATCGGTATAGCAAACTTTCAGAAAATGTGCAGCTGCGCGCGCGTTGGGCCTCGCAGGCTGGACTCGGGTTCGATATTCCAGAAGTAGAGAGACAACAGGAGCGAGGAGAAAACAATTGAGAGAAAAATGCGCAATACACGGTGTCACCGATTGTTTGATGTGCCAGTTCGCGAAGCCCAAGGAACCAAAAGCCGCCTTGACACCAATAATCCCGGCGGGGCTCCCGCGGACGTTGAGCGGTTTGAGCATACCGCCACCTGAAGTCTATCCATTAGACGACTCCCGCGCGTCTCAAGTGATGCGTGTAGCTATGGCTTATGCTGAGGCAACTACTGAGTATGCCAGGAACGTTGCAGTCGTAGAAAAGATCAAGTCCGATCTTATGACAGCAGAAGCAAAACTCAGTGCAGCAATTTTCGACAAAGACGCCGCAGAGTTAGAGCTCAAAAATCTAGTGAATGGAGAAAAAGAATGAAGGCACTGACGCTCTGGCAGCCCTGGGCTTCACTGATCGTTGACGGCAGGAAGAAGATTGAGACGCGCCCGATGCCCTGGTATTATAAAGGTCCTGTTGCAATCCACGCCGGTCTTCGCGTCGATCGGGATGCTTGCATTCGATTCGGATATGATCCTAATACGATTCCTACGGGTGCAGTTCTTGGCAAAGCTTT